TACATTTACCCCAGTCGCTCGCTTCGTGTGCCATTAATAGAGGTAGGTCGTTAGTCTTTGCCCCGTCACCGTGTGTGCTGCCTATTAGATTGAAACCGTAGGTAAAATATTTACGGTGTGAAATAGATACATCGAAAGTAATGTTCCCCGAGTTTCTAAAGTGCGTAGCAATAAGTTGAGCTAAATAAAACCCGCTTGTATAATCGTGGTTACTTGGGTTGAATGTTACGTGAACGTCTGCTACTTGCATAAGCATCTCTATAAGGTCTACGTAAAGTCGAACACCGTCGAGAAAATTATCGTACCACATTCCGTCGGTATCCTGAGGCGTTCCGCTTGTAGTTTGTCGTTTAGGCGTGTCTGTGTGTAGAATATCGTTTCCAATGACTAAAAGTATCTTATCAATGTTAAACCCTTGCGACTTGTTTAACAACCCTTGTACGCCCTCTTTAACGCGCTTAACTGCAATTTGTGAGTTATACTCCTGTCCTGTCTCAAACGCTCTGCAAAGTTTACCTATATGAATATCTGCTGGATCTACTACTAATAAATGAGCGTCTTTAGTTTTCTCCCTTACAATAGTAGGGTATTTAGGTGCGTAGTCCTTAAACGCTTCGAGTAGTTCGTTAAACGACTTCTCTATAGCTATTGTTTCAGGCTCTTTGTAGTTGTGGTTCTTTATAAATAAGCTAGACTCTTTAGATTTTATCCAGCCGTGTTTTACTTCTCTAGGGTCTGTTCCGTTATCTATTGCAGTATTCCAAAGGTTGCGGAGGTTGTTTAAGGCTTCTAACTCATCGGGGTAAACTCTTACCCTTATCTGTTCGTATTCCTTTACCGCCTTAGTTGCTGGTTTCCTTTTTTTCATAAATTGTTTATTGTTCGTGCTAGAACTAACGCAGTTTTAAAACGAAACTCCCAGCTTCTTAATAACCTTACCGCTTCATCGTTAGTGTGAAACTCTAATTCTAATAATATAGCGGGGCAAGTCGTTCTTTTTATAATTGCAAAGTTTGCTTTTTTGTGTCCTCGGTTGCGTAGCTCAGGAAACGTCTCGCTCATCTCCTCTATCCAGTTGTCCGCAGCCTTGTTGCTTATAAACCCGCTACCCTCAGAAGTAAAAACTTCGTAGCCTCTAGCGTTAGTATTGTTAGCAGCGTTCGAATGTACAGAAACGAGTAAATCTAAATCTTTAGCGTTTGCAATAGTTACCCTAGTCGAAAGCGGCACATCTTTATAGTCGTAAGGGTCTGTAATAAACACTACTTCGTGTCCGAACTTTTCAAGAACTTGAGCGTATTCAATACCGTACTTTCTGTTGTTTACTCCCTCGTAGAACCATTTGCCGTCTACAGGGTGAGGTGAGCGTTTTCCCGCTGTTACATAGTTTCCGTTTTCGTCTAGTCCACCATGTCCGCAGTCTATGCCTATTCTCATAGTTTCTTTTTAATATCTGTAATAGCTTCTTTGCCTTTACGGATCAAATGTAGTAATTTTTTAAAATAAAACTCCGCGCCCTTGTCTTTATTTATCGCGCGTATGTTTTCGTCTACGCTTAAAGCCTCTATGAAAACGAGTAACAAACAAGCACTCTTAGTTAATAAATGGCTTATTCCGTAGATACTGCCATCCATTATATAAACATCTATAGGGTATAGTATAACTATTAATAACTCATAGAAAAGCACTTTAAAAGCTACCCTACTTAGTTTGTGGCTTGTTATAGTCTGCTTAGTACGATAAGCCTTGTATAAGCCTAGAAACGTGTCTATAAGTATTGCTAAAGCTACTACGACCATTAACGGAGCTATCGGGGTAAGAAATACCGCTAAGCTCGTTAGTATATACCCTATAAAAGTGCTAGATTTCATCTTCAGGTATTATTCCTAGTTCAGCTAATCTTATTAACCAGTCCGCTTCGTTATCAAATTCTTCTATAATTGGCTGCCCGCTATCCAACGCTGTACCTTTAGGGCAAAAGCCGTAATGTATAACGCTTAAATCTTCGTTGTGGGCTATAAACCATGTATCTCTATCTACTATCTGTTTTAACATATCTTTTTAAATTACTGTGTCTCCTGATATTGTCCACCCCGCTCCTGTTGGCGTTGCTGTTGTTAGGTATGTACGTGCTGCTCCAGCGTTTGCAAAATTAGCCCCACCGCTTCGTGACGTGTCAAATGTTCTTGATATTTGAGCTGACATATTGACGTTGTAAGGTGCAAGGTTCGTTGTTGTAAAGTTAGCCCAATAAACAATAGTATCTGTATAGTTAGCTGTTGACATACCGCTACTATTGAATACCCCACTCATATTCGTAACACTTGAAACATCCCAATTTAACGGCTGGTTGAAGGATGTAGCATTAAAGAACATATAACCCATATTTGTAACACTCGACACATTCCAAGAGCTTATGTCTTGGTTGAAGGATGTAGCTCCATAAAACATATTCTGCATATTCGTAACGCTTGATACATCCCAAGAACCTATATCTTGATTGAATGATGAAGCGCCAAATAACATATATTCCATGTTCGTTACACTTGACACATCCCAATTCAAGGGTTGATTAAAGGATGAAGCACCATTAAATATATATCGCATATTCGTGACACTTGACACATCCCAATTATCAAAACTTGAATTACCAACTAATGATGAAGCACCAAAGAACATAACAAACATATTTGTAACACTTGACAGGTCTGGTACATCTGTTGCTGTTACATCCATGTTTGAACATCCATAAAAAGCACGCTCCATACTTGTCCATGCAATATTACCCCAATTTTGAACCTCTAACAGCTTTGCTTTATCACCGCCATTGTTAAAGTAAATACGAGGAAACGCCCCGCTAATCTTTACAGTATAATTACCCGCACTTGGGAAAGTGTGTGTAGTGCTTCCCGTTACTCCTGTTGAGGTTGTTCCGTCTCCCCAGTCTACATCATAATTATACCCTCCTCCCGTTGTCGGTATAGTAAACTGGTCGCTTGCACTTGTACCCGCGTTGTCAGTCTTTACCAACATTGTAAAGTCAGGGCTAACAGGTGCTGCTCCTCCTCCAAAACTATAACTGTTTATTAAATACATATTTCCGTAAGTGTACATCTTATAATACTATTGCTACGCTTCCGCTAGTTAACTGAACTCCTGAGAATACTTGGTTTTGTGTAGGTCGAATAATTGCACCCGCCTTAACTGCATTTGCTGGCGTTGTTACATATTCCCCCTTTACGTCTACTCCTCCTATCTTAATAGAAGCAAAAACCGTGTCCTCTAAAGTCACAATAGTATCAAAGTTCTGAGTTAACTCTGTAGCGTCGTTTACTACTTTAGTACCTTGTAAACCGCTTATAATCTCTTCCGTTTTAAATTGCATTTTGTTTTATGTTATGTTAAAATTCTTCTTCCTATCATTACTACTTTAAGACCTTTACCCGCTGTTGTGCTTCCTACTTGGTCTATATCTATAGTTATTTCTGCATCGTCCTCTAAAGTAGGGGTGTCAATAAAAGGAGGCGTAGCTGCTGTTGTGCTTGTTTTCTCGCTTGCGTCAATACTTATAACAGTGCCTAGTATAGAAGCTCCGTTTTTATTAATATCTACTTCTATCGTGCTGCCTACAGGAGCTGTATTAACGTTCGCTCTAACCTCTGTACAATTCATCTTATAAGGCATTCTAAAAGTTACTTTTGTAGTGCCTGTAGTTAGGTCTGTAGTCTCATCTGAGCACGCTATAACTAACTCCGTGGGAAACGCACCTACTAAATCGTCAAAGTCTATCTTTTTAGTAACTCCGCTCTGTACCAATACGAACTCATCTCCTGAGCTTGCGTTAGTTGCTGCCGTTAAATTACTTATTCTGCTGTCTGCCATTGTTTAGCTTTTTAATGTACTTCTTTAACTTAATTACGTTCGTCTGTTTTGGCTCGTATCTCTTCATATATCTATATTACCCAGCCCCCAAAGTCGCTTTCGCTACTAGGGTACATATCTCCGTTACTATTACTATAATACTCAGGAAACTTACTTTGATTAAAACACATATAGTCTATAAATCTCCGTGTGTAGTGCTGTGCTATGTTTCGCTGTTTCTCGATTAAAAAGTCTACCTCGTTTTTACTTACTGTTTCGCTGTTTTCTGAGCCGTGCTTGTACATTCCTTTATTAGCTATCGTGTAGCTTGCAAAAGGTAAATACTCGACCATTGCCCAGTGAATAAGCATACTTTTAACGTAGTCTAA